TTACTTCACAAAACATATCATTTTCAAAATGCTTATTTGCTCAAGAGGGCAACGATTCTGGCGGTTCTGGCGGTGCTGTTATTGAAATGGGCGCACCTACATCAAGTCCACTTAATGCTACCCATGTCGTGCCTCCAGTGCGGCTACTCGCTCGCTTAGTCTCGCTATCGCCTTTTTTATAATCACTAGATCCGCTTCGGTCTGCTTGGCATCATGAACCAGAATCCTGATGTCGGACTTAATATCCCATAGCATCTTGTATAAACCGCTAATGCTTGCTATCAACGGAATAACTATCACGGCTCCAAGTTGCATCCATTCTGCCATCACGCTGTACGCTCCACTAATCCGACGTGCTGAACGAGCAGCTCGGTTTGCCCAAAGTCTGTACCGATGACATCGTAGTATTTCGAATCATCGCCTACCCGGTAAACCCTATCCTGCGGCATCACGTCAGCACTAACAGCAACAATCAGCGTCCACTGTGCAGATGACTGGATGCCACCACCTACGATTGATTCTGTGTCTGATTGGTTGGTTAGCCTGCCGTTGTACTCGGCAACCTTGCGCCACGTCTCAGTGACACCACCACGGCCGTCTTCGGTGAGGGTGAAGCGGTGAATCTCTACCCGGTCTTGGCAAAGGTTGCGTACCATACCAGCGCTCAATGTGGCGCGGAGTATCGGGCTCATGCGAACACCACCGGGCGGTATCGTTCCGCCATTGAAAGGCAATGTGCTTTCAGTTGGCTAAGCTTCACATCGCTGGTGCCTTCCTTAGCATCGATGTCACTAGCACAACGGCTTGCTTTGATAAGCCAACCCTGCCGGGTGGCTGTCCTGACATCGTAGCGCTCGATGTTAGCAGGCCCCATGTCTACCCATGTCAACCGTGGATTGGATGCGCCATCCTCAATACTGAAACCTTGAAACTGGTAAGCCGGGTAGACCGGATAATCGGGTTGTGTCGTGCCTGATGTACCAGCAACCCTGCATTCGTAAACCCTGCCGTTAGGAATACTAGGAACTACACGATCACCGACAGAGTAGACGGTAGATACAGCCCAAGTGGTGAACCGTGAGAAAGAATCTAGAATGCTCCCTATGTCGGTTGTGGACATCTGCGGATAGGACTGGGCATCCACAAAGAGGGATACCTGCGCTATCGCTTCGGCTCGTGTCATCATGCTCCACTATCCCACATAAAGAAAAGCCCCCGGCACGTCTGCCGAGGGCTTGAGATGAACCGAGCCGCTTAGGAAGCGGTGCTTGTTGCAAGGACGATGAGCGAACCAGGGACACGGCTGGAAGCAGTCGCGTTCACGTTTCCAACGTCATGCGCATTAAATGCGAACCGCTCTGTTGCCTTGTAGGTAAGCGCGTCTTCGACGAACTTGACCTGATCGGAAACCTCAACGGTCATTGCACGGCGGTCACCGAATGCCACACCCTTAGTAAGGTCACCGAGGATAGCAACAGGGGTTGTTGCAGCTGGTGTCTTAGGCATATTCTGTACCCACTCGATCGGATAGCCAAAGAGTGTAGGTGCAGTGGTGTATGCGTTCTGGATGTCGAGGATTGCGTTTCCACCAAGGGCGATGAGTTTGTCCGCAACGCCGTTGAAGAACAGGTCTTTATGCATATACCATTTTGCATTGTCTGCGTACGTTGGCAACTTTGCAACCAGCGCTTGGAAGTTAGCAAGCGTAAAGTTTGCAAACGATGCACCAGACAAAGCAGTTCCAACGACAACACCAGCAATGTTAGCCTTGGTAGCGTTGAGTCCGTAGACAGCCTGAAGGATACCGGTGATGCTTCCATAGGTGGATGTACCGTCACCGTTGAAACAAGCGTTATCCTCTTCCTTAGCGATTGCATATGCCATGTCACGGGCAAGTGCTGCGCCAAGGTCAATGACCGTATCTTCGCCGAGTTCCTTCGATGCAATCGTAAGGACTGCAAGTTTCTTAGCTGCGAGCGATACTTGACCAAAGGTGATGTCAGATGCCGTGATTGCTGTTGCTTCAGATGCATAGTAGACCGTGGTCGATGCAGTTGCGGAAGGAACAAGCAAAGTATCCGAGGACATCGGGTAGATACGGGAGTTGCGACGAGCAACACCGTACATTTCACGGAGATAGATGAGATCCGAGGAAACGATGTTAGGAACCGTGTAACCACCAGCACTGTCTGTGCCTTCGGTTTGTGACTTCAGGTGTCCGTTGTCAGACAACCATTTGGTTGCAGACTTGACACCAGCCAAGTGGCGAGCGTACTGCCCAAACGTGTAAGCCTTGAGGTTCTTCTCATCTTGGCTACCGTGGAAAGGGTTACGCTGAATGTTGATGCCGCCCTTCCAAGGCTGTGCGTCAACCGCAGGTGTTACGACAGGAGCGGAAGCGCCAAGGCTCTTGATCGTCTCTACACGCTCTTCGATGTTCTTTGCTTCGGCCATGATGCTCTTGACCTGTGCGAGGTCACCATCACCGGAAGCCAGCTCACGGGCTGTAGCCAGAAGCGTTTCACGCTTGGCTGTCAGTTGTTCGATATTCATAGTTGTGTTAGCAACTCCAGACGAGCCAAGAGTTCCTGGCGTTCGTCTTTGTCATGGGCTTTCGCCTCGACTACGAGTACCGGTTGCGTCTCTGGCTGGTCTGCGTCCCGCAGTGAATCCCAGACTACAGGGGCAAGGCGCTTGGCGCTTGTCCGGCTAAGACCGACTGCATCCCGCAGCCGACGTTCGACAGACCGCAATGATGCAGGCTGTACGCTCTTCATACCGTGCATGGCATACAAGCCCTTTGCACGTCGAGCAAATTCATCAATAACAGCATCCGCCATGGTCTGATCAGAAACCATCTCGATAGCTCCGCAGAGCGCATCGTAGTAGGCTTCAAGCCCTTCGTGGATAAGGTCACCTTCAGACTCGTCAAAGACCGACACGGCGTACTCTTCCGGGGACTGTTCCGGCATTGGAGCCATTACCATCTCTTCTTCCATATCCATCATAGGCTCCATGCCGTAGTACTCCTTCAAGGTTTTGACGCTATTACGATACTCGGCTGGTGTAGGCGTTATGCTTGCTTCAGCGATAGGCCAGCGGGTGATTTCAGCAGCACCGCCCATGCTCTTGCGCTCTACCAGATGACCAGCGGCACCGGAACTAAAGCCCATCTTGCCTTGCTTGCAGAGCTTTGCAATCATGCTGCCGTATTCATCGGCCATGTCTAGTTGCGCTTCGTACCATAGCCCGACATCGTCCATCTTGATGTAGCCTGTACCGATGCTCTTCTTGCCTACCATGCTATCCATACCGTGGTGATAGTAGACGTTGAGCGGTACGCGCTTGCCTTCAGACATCGGGAAACCGTAGTCGGTTGACTTAGTAAAATAGTCACCTTCAAGGTCAGCGTTCTTGGTATCGCCAAAGCGCACGAGATAGCCCTTGACGTAACCAAGCCGGTCGCTCTTTATCTCGTCTACGAATGATGTCAGCAAGTCCATGGCTCCACTATCCCACAGTGCATTTTTCATAGGTAGGTCGTTAGATCCGGTTGGTATCCTTCTAGGTCTCTCAGCGGCAATACCCTAGTGGTAGGCCCCCAGTCGGCGTTCTGCACCACGGTTGCCATGTCACTGAGCGGCAGCCCTTCGGTGTAAAGGTTGTAGCGGGCAGTGCCTAGTATCTGCTGAGCTTCAAGCGGTGTTAGCCCCTTCAGAATCTCTTCACCGGTTGCCACCTTGGGGCGGGTATCCGGTATAGATGAATCGCCGGTTATCTCTGCCCAGCTGAGGGTCTCCGGTATCATCACGCATCGGCAGTTCGGGTGTGAAGGCATGATGGTATCGGTGGCTTGTAGGGTGCCGGACAAAGCCAAGCAAGCAAGGCATACTCGCGCATCCTGCGTAGCCTGCCGCCGGTATCCGGTTACGGAAGGATTCTCCGTGTATAGTTGCCGCTGGGCTTCACGGCTTGCTCGTATCATCTCAGTACGGGCAATAGTCTCTGCTCGTTGCCTACCGATATCAGCCGCTTTGCGTACCCGCCGCGCTACCGTGCGTGGGCCTTCACCAAGGCTAATGCCTTGTACCAAAGCCATCTGCATCGCATCGGTGGTTACTTGAGGGATTGAGTCAAATAAGAGCGCCAGAGGGCTGCCATCACCAGCCATGCCGACAAACGCTTGGAGGGCCTCGTCAGGTAGGTTTGTCCATCCCATACCAAGGCTAACGTTGGCTGGCTTTTTTCCCGCTGCCGTTTCAACGAGGCGTTCAGTTGCCTCGTTCGCAAGGATGGCCGATTCGAGTTGTCCATCAGCGGTTATCTGCGCCCCCTCGATTGAAAACTTCTTTAGGTTCTTCCCCAGTTGTTCGATATTTTCGATAATCCTCTGACGCATCCAGAGTATGGTTTCGCTCGGCGGTTCGCCGTTGGCTTCACGCTCGGCTATCCGTCCCTCCAGCGCTTCAAGCTCATCAATGCTCGCCTTTGTTGCTGCCTTGTATGCGCGTTGCATCCGGCTGATGGCTACGCCTTCACGCTCCAAAAGGTCATTCCGGTACTTCTGCCCAGCAGCATAGATTCGTGCTGTCCCGCTGTCTACTCGCTTGAGCTGATCTCCAGCTCGTACCCGTAAAAAGGGTGGCTCTTATACACTACCCCCGGAGTGCATACGTGGTCACCGTCAAGGCTCTTGCCATCAGGCTGCATTGCGTCCCGCTTGGATGTTGACCAGCGGTACCCGGCATCCCCGCCCCATAAGTCCCAGGCTACACGCCCCGGACTGGGGAACCCTTCCTCACCAGCGTTGAAGCCTTCAGCCTGTTTGTCTACCTCATGCCGTGAGAAGAAAGAATACATCCGCAGTATCGTGTCTTCGGATAACTTCTCACCGTTTACGATTTGGTTAGCCCTTGCAAGCCCTACCCGTGTGCCGCCATCGAAACCTTCCGCTTTCCAATCGAGCGCCCGTTGTGCCGCTGTCCGCATTGCTTCTGTTGGGCGGAACTTTACATCGTAAGACCGAACGGCTGCACCATCAAAGCCGCCGGTGCTTTGTACGGGTATAGCCGTTGGGTGTAGCTGCCCTTCATCTTCCGGCACGGCTTCAAGCCCTGCTATGCGCTTGGCTTCCGCACGATCAATGATTCCAGACTTGTACAGTTTCTCTGCCCGGTCGGCTTCAGCGG